GACCCATCCCCGCACGGGCGCCGGCGTGACGTTCCGCTTCGTCGGCGGCCAGCCACCGAAATACGGCCCGAACTCGGCGCATCGCGCTGGCAAGTCCAGATGACTCTGGAGCAAATGCCATGACCGGAGAACGGGGAACGGAGAATAGAGGACAGAAGGTTGGGGGCAGGCAATGGCGCTGAGCGCTCCGGCACGGGCCGCCCTCTATGCCCAGGAGACTGACCAGGCGCTGCTGCCGCTTCTGACCATTAGTCATGCGGATCTCACCCAGCCGATCCGCTTGGTGGCCGACGGACAGAACCAGACTAGCAGAGGCAACACTTTCATCGCCTATCCCTTCAGCATCGACATCCCCGACGAGACGGGTGACCAACCGCCGACGCCGCGCCTCACCATCGACAATGTGGCCGAGGACATCCTTGTCGCCATCCGGGCCCTGAGTTCCGCCCCGACCATCACCCTGGAGGTCGTGCTGAGCGGCTCGCTCGACACGGTGGAGGCTGGGCCCTTTGCGTTGAGCCTCCTTTCCGTCGACTACGACGCCCTGACGATCACCGGTCAGCTGGGGTCCGAAGACATGCTGAATGAGTCGTTTCCGGGCGACGCCTATACGCCAGCGAACTTCCCGGGACTGTTCTGATGGTCGGAGAACCGAGGAGAGAGGACGGAGGACAAATCGTCGGCATCCGCTGCCTGGCGCATCAGCCGGCGGCGTCATCGCTGCGTCAGCCGGCGGCCTGGGCCGCACGCTATATCGGTGTGCCCTTCCAGCCGCGCGGACGGGATTGGGACGGCTGCGATTGCTGGGGCCTGTTCCGGCTGGTCTATCGCGAGGAGTTCGGCATCGATCTGCCGAGCTTCATCGGCGACTACGAGGGCACGGGAAAAGCGGACTTCGAGGATTTGGCGCGGCTGATCACCGATGCGACCGCCGGCTCTTGCTGGGTCCCGATCGCTGACGGGGAGGAGCGCATCGGCGATGGCATCGCGCTTCTGATCGGTGCCCTCCCGGTCCATGTGGGGATCGTCGTCGGCGGCAAGCGCATGCTGATTGTCGAGGATGGCCTCGACGCCTGCACCGAGTCCTATGCCGAGCTGAAGTGGCGTAACCGGCTCGGCGGGTTCTACCGGTGGAGGGGAGCGGTAGAATGAGCGGTCCCGATCCAGTCACCACAGAGACACAGAGGCACAGAGGAAATGAGTCCTCTCCGTGCCTCTGTGCCTCTGTGGTGGAAACGTCACCTCGCCAAGAACGAACTGAGCCCGAGATCGGAAAAGCCGGCGAGCTATGTGCAGACGCCGTCGTAATGGATCTCGTGGATCGGGCCGTCGATAACCACGGACTGTCGGCTGGTGATCTTGTAACCGTTGGGACAGAGATGGTTGTCCCGGAGGTATTGGGCGAGCCACACCATTCGATCGGCCTCGGCCCCTTTGCCGCCGTCCGGGTAGATGATGTCGGACTTTGCAGTGAACTTGAAAGTGTCGGAGCCGGTCGGCTCGAACGTGCTGGCGGTCTGCCGATCCAACGAGGAACAGGCTCCCAGGACCACCGCGATGGCAATTGCCACCCTACGCATTGTGTATCCATGCGCCCACTATTGGTTGCATGTCAAGAGGCGCCCATTCGCCTGATCGCGGTAGTGCGACCGTTTTCGCAGACCAGGATCGAGCATCTCATGTTGCCCGGAGGCTCGATCGCCGAACTCCTCGAAGAGGCAGCTATAGATCCAAAGTATTGGGCTTTCGGCGAAGTGTGGATTTCTGACAGTGCTTTCACGGCAGAGCCGGTCTTCATCCGGCGATCAATCTGGCATCGCGTCCGGCCCCACCCAGGCACGGCCATCACGTTTAGGGCAGCACCGCGCGGCGGTAACGCTGGGAAGAGTATCCTCGGCATCGTCCTGGGACTCGCCACGCTTGCGCTTGGATTCGTCTTAGGCCCGGCTGTCGCTGGTTTGATTGGCGTCACAACTCAGACAACGACGTCGCTGGTCACCGGTCTCGTTGTGGCCGCCACCTCGATAGTCGGCCGGCTGCTCATCTCTGCGCTTATCCCCCCGCCGCCGACATCGACTCAGCCGGGAACACCGGCAGTCGGCACAACCTATGCCGTCAGTGGCATGCGCAATCAGGCCAATCTCTATGGACCGGTGGCACGGCTCTATGGCCGGCACAAGATCGCGCCGGCTTATGCGGCGCAGCCCTATACCGAGATCGCCGGAGACGACATCTTCCTGCGCGCCCTGTTCTGCATTGGCTACGGGCCGCTGCAAATCGACGACATCCGCATCGGCGAGACGTCCATCGACGACTATGAGGATGTCCAATATGAGGTCCGCCAGGGCTACAGCAACGACCCGCCGGAGACGCTCTATAGCTCCGACGTGCTGGAAGTCCTCCTGGTGGACGAGCTGACCACCGCCGCCGGCTGGGTGCAACGCACGACCCAGCCCAATGCCGATGAGATCTCGATCGACATCACCTTCGACCGCGGGCTCTACGTCGTCGATACCCAGACCGGCTTGTCCCTGCGCTGGACGGTCAATTTCCAGCTGGAATATCGACTGCACGGCAGCAGCTTCGGCTGGACGGCGGTGCCGGGGACGCCCTTCGATGTCTCACGCCAGAAGACCAGCATGTTCCGAGTCAACAAGCGGTGGGGCGTGCCGCGCGGTCAATATGACGTGCGCCTGCGCCGCACCACGGCCGAGCATCCCGGGTGGTCGAACCTGTTGGACCATGCGGTATGGACCTCGATCCGCACCATTCGCTCTGCAGCACCGGTCAGGATGACGGGCGTGGCACTGATCGCGCTGCGTATCCGCGCCAGCGGCCAGCTCAACGGCATTATCGACCAGCTCACCTGCGTCGCCACCAGCATCCTGCCGGTGTTCGACGGCGCGAGCTGGTCGAGCCAGCCGACGCGCAACCCGGCCTGGATCTATCTCGACATCCTGCGCGGCAGCGCGAACAAGCGGCCGATCGCCGACAACCGCATCTATTTTCAAAGCTTCTTCGATTGGGCGTGGGATTGCGATTCCGCTGCCGCCAACGGTCAAGCCAAGTACCGATGCGACGTCGTGTTCGATGCTGCCGGCACGATCTTCCACGCCCTGCAGACCGTCGCGAGTGCAGGGCGCGCGACCTATGGACTGCATGACGGCCTCTATTCCGTCGTGCGCGACGTCAAGCAGAGCGTGCCGATCCAGCACCTCTCACCCCGCAACTCGCGCGACTTCCGCGGCTCCAAGGTGTTCGTTGACCTGCCACACGCGCTCAAGATGCAGTTCACCAACGAGGAGGCTGACTATGTCCAAGACGAGCTGATCGTCTATGCCGACGGCTACGACGCGTCCAATGCGACGAAGTTCGAGACGATCAACCTCGTCGGCGCCGGCGTGGTGCGCCCCTATCAAGTCTGGAGCACAGGCCGCTATCTGCAGGCGACGGCGCGCCTCCGGCCCGAGATCTACGAGCTCTCGACCGACGCCGAGCGCCTCGCGGCCCGGCGCGGCGATCTGATCCGTGTCACCCATGACGTGCCGCTGTGGGGCCTGGGCCAGGGGCGGATCAAAAGCCTGACATTCAACAGCTCGGGCCAGGTCACCGCCATCACGCTGGACGAGATCCTGACCCAGCTGGCCGGCAATACCTATGCGCTGCGCATTCGGAAGGCCGATGGGACCAGCGTGCTTTCGACCCTCAACACGGTCGCTGGCGACAGCGCGACGCTGGTCCTGGCGACGCCGCTCGCTGGCGGGCTGATCCCGGCCGTGGGCGATCTGTGCCTCTTCGGCGAGGCAGGCAGGGAGAGCGTCGAGGTCGTCATCACCAAGATCACGGCAGAGGCCGACTTCGGCGCGCGCCTCACCCTGGTGGATGCGGCGCCGGGCATCTTCGATGCCGACACCGGGCCCATCCCCGCCTTCAACCCACGCATCACGCGGCCGGCTTTCTGGCGCCGTCAGCCGCCGCCGGTGCCGATCATCGCCGCCATTCGGGCGGTCGCCTGATGGCGCGCATCCTCATCACGCTGGACCGGCGCGGCGGCGCCCAGGCGGTGGTGGCCCGCATCGAGGCCCAGATGCGCGATGCCGACGGCGATAGCTATCAGGAGGTGGCGCGGGTCAGCGGCCAGGCGAGCGAGATCGCCATCGACGGCGTCGATGAGCTCGCCAGCTACGACATCCGCCTGCGCGCGGTCTCGAGCGAGGGCGTACCCAGCCCATGGACGCCGGTGCCGGGCTATTGCGTGGTGGTGGATCGCGCGCCACCGGCTGATGTGGGGCCTCTCCGGTT